TAATTCTTTTTCATCTTCGTCTTCTGGCTCTTTTTTGGAAAACCAACCTTCTTGCCAAATTTTATAACTTTTCATTTACCCCCTACAATTTTACCTAAAGTTTTATAAAGTTGCATTAATGTTTTAGTATCATTCTTTTTAATAGCCTTAACCATTTTAGAAGTAATGTCTACTACCACCATAGCTAAATTGTCCTCTTTTCCCTCTTCAACACTATTGTATAATTTACCTCTCCCACCAGCTGCTTTTTGTGCTGCTTTTGACCATATACTTTTAGTATTAACTTTTTTTGGTGTCACACACATTTTTTTGTGTCTAGCACGCATTACTTTTGATTTTAACTTCTCTAATGGAATAGAACACATATCACCGCTTGTCTCAGAAATAAGAGCCATATCATGAGCTAATTTTTCTTGGTTAGAGACTTCATACAAGTCTTTATTTGCTTGTTTAAACTTTTTCATTTTTCTTTTTCCTAGTTACTGGCCAGTTTGTACAATAAGGATGATCTGGATCTATTCGTTTAACCCTCTGAACATCTTCCAGTTCTGGTCCATCTTCGAAATGGTCATAACCAAATTGAGGTTCGTGTCCCTCGTGATAGTCTTTCTCAGATTCTTCTTCCACTACTTCTTTTTCTCTTTTTTGTATTGAGCAATGTTTGCTGCTCGTTTTCTATCTGCGGGCGACAGTTGGCCCCACCACTTCTCTATATTCTCTGGTTGTTTATCTACTTTTCCGCCGGCCTTCTTCCATTTTGATATTGCTAATGCACGTTTAAGAGCTTCTATGTCGGCTTCAGCGAGCTCAACTTCATGATTTAATTCTTTAAAAGTTTTCATTTATTTGTCCCAATTCTTTGCTGCGTTAAAATTTTGCATTGAAAATTCCATTCGATCAACTAACTTGACCGCTCCACCCTTGAGGTTGTCTATAGCAACAAATCCCTCTGGTGCAGTCACTTTAAATCCTGTAGATGTTCTCATCAATGTTTTTATAGATTTAACTTTCTCTAACTGACGAATAATTATCAGTTTTGCTTCAATAAGTAAATTTTGCATTGCAAATATCTTAACAATTTGACTTGAATTCTTCCTAAGAAACCCCACATATCTGTCCATCACATCTTTTTTGTTTTTCTTTGTCTCTTCTCTTTTTACCTTATCAATCTCTGCTTTCAACTTGTCATATACAAATGCAATCAATCCTGCCGTATGTCTCTTTACATCCTTAATAGGTTCTCCGGCTCTTACCATCTTATTAGTATATGCTTTTACTAATTCACTTGTTTGAGAGTCATTTGCAATCATTCCTAAAACATTAGAATCTAATTTCTGGAATAATTTTCCGGCATCACTTAATATTTTAGTAACATCTCCAGTTTGTTTCTTTGTCATGGTAGCACTTCCAGAATGATCTTGAAATGAAGCATCTGCTTGCCATACTGAACTAGTTTCCCTAAATGCACCTGAACTTACTCCAAAAGAGGCGGTCATGTCCTCCATCGTACTGCCACTATAAGTAGTGTGCCAGACGATTCCCATATTAGAGGACAAGATTTTCGCCGCCAATTTAGACTTTACAGGTATTGCATAAACAATTGTATTTGGTTGAAAAGTAATATAAGATTCGTTATCAATCGTTTCTGTCTGTATATTATCAGCTTTGTAGTACATCATGTCACCCTGTAAAATACCTTTTATATTTACTTTGGATAATTCATTGAGAGCAACTTTAAGTTTTGATGCTAATTCTCCAACATGATTTTCATCTATATCTGTTTCAGTATAGTTTATTTTTGCGTTCTTGGCAAATACTCCCTTTGATCCTACGAAAAACTGATCATTCTCTGGATTAGTGCCAGCGAATATTGCTGGTGCTCCGTCCCACTTTACAGTTACATTGACAGAAGCATCAGAATTTCCGGCCAACATATCTCGTAAGCCTTGAAGGAAATTTATTGCGCCTCTTGTTCCTTCTACTCCATGATTTAACACCTGATCTTCAAGGTGTTCCATGTGAAGGTTCTTTGCTTCAGTTAAAAATGAGGAGAATGCGAACATTACGCAGCCTCATATTCTGTTGGCAATATTTCTTTCAGGTCTATAAATTGAACAAAAATATCACCTTCTTTAAAAGAGTAATTCGTTGAAAGTAAATGTTCTCCGTCAAGTTCAAGTGACATATAACACGATACTATATTTGCATCTTCGGGAAATTTAAAACTAATTGTAAAGTCTCCTTTTAATTTTTCATAAAGAGCTTTAAATTCTTCACTACTTCTACTTGATATTACTTTCATATTAGATTGTTCAGTTCCTATTACCATATAGACATCATCAGCTTCATCTAATCCCAAAACTTCTACGACTCTTTTATTAATTCCTGCTTTTGCCTCAGGCGACTCCTCATAAGCCGCCTTAAATATCGTTTCCAATATGCCATTACGTATTGTTTGAAATCCCCGAGCTTTGTTTATTTCATCATTAGCTGCTTTCCGGGCCGCGCCTTTTGGCAGGCTTTTGTCTTTTTCTAAATCTCTTTTAGTTTTTTTCCAATTATCGGAATGGAGCATCATTTTATTAATTAACTTTTCCCACTTTGGATTTCCGGCCATAAAACTGTTAAGAAATTTCTTGCCCTTTAAATCTACGTGTGGAAATAAAACCCCATTTATAAAAGAAGCGAATGTTTTATTAGATAAGTTAATTTTAGGTTTTTTATAAAGTTTAAGAGATGCCTTAATGTGTGCAACGATTCCTTTATCACCCTCTACCTTCTGTTTACGTACCATCAAACTAACATCCATTTTTGATTTTCCCGATTCTAGCGTTCCAGTATGGGTAATTTCAAATGTCAGAAAAGCAAAATCATTTGCTGAAGCAATCTCACTTATTATCTTTTCTGCTACTAAAAAAGCACCATCTTCTGCCCGTAACAATTCTTTATCAATATTTGGTTGCTGTTTTTCTTTAAATTTTTCTCTATTGTCTTCTATTTGTTTTCTATAAGTTGTTTTTGCTCTTAATAATGTGCCTTTTTGATTTATAATATTGTCCGGCACCTTGTCCCTTAACTGATTTGCCAGTTCAAAACCCACACAAAATTCATGATAATAACCTATTCTAGAAGTTAAATCCCAAGTGCTATCTTTAGCTTCTCTTAATCCAGTTAAAGAACGTATACTTATCTCTGTAACATCACCTGCCTTTAGATCCGTTATACTATTTTTTATGAAAGTAATAAACCTATTGATGCCACTCTTGATTTTTTTCCAAACATTCCCAAATATTCCCTCTGATAAATACTCAGGTTCATCGACAAACCCATTTATCAAATAATAGTCATTAAATGTCTTCATTAATTTCTCTCCCAATTAGAATAGAGTTTACTGATATATTTATAATAACAAGCAATCTTAAGTCTGCTCTGGAGTAGGATCTGGAAATGGTGGCAATTCACTTTCATATCTCTTTTTTAGAACTTCGTGTGCAAAAACATCTTCACTAAGTTCATGCCATCCTTCACAGGTATCTTCATCTACTAGAGCACAATAAACTGTCCCAGAAGGATCTTCCATAACATAGATCATTTCTCTGTCGAAAATGTCGCTTTTGTCTGTAATGAATAGGACATGGATCATCGTTCCCTTTTCAGGGCTGATGTAGTAGCAATCGGGGTGAAATGCTTTGAGGGTGGGAACAGATAGGTTTTTATAAAATTCTTCCCTATCTTCTTTTCTTTGTTTTTTATATTCTTCTAAATTGATTATGTTATCATTCTCCAAACTTAAACTCCCCAAAATCTTTTTTGTTTTTCATTTTTCCACCGGTGGCAATGTCAAATGATGGAGTATCCTTTTTTTCTTCTTTACCCGTATCAACCAATCCAGACTGAGATTGTTCTCCCAAATCAGAAAGTCTCATTTTTGCTCTATCAATTCCTACTAAAAATTTCTTATTTGAGGTAATATCACTATATCGATTTTTTAACTGTTTGATTAATATTTGTCCGGCTTCTTCTAAGTTTTCATTACTAATAATAGCAAACATGAAGTCAGCAGTTGCTGGAAGTCCAAAACTTTCACTAGTATCTTCAAGACCCACATCTGTATTTTGAAACCCCGCCCTATTCGTTTGGGTGGCCGACAAAATAGGAACATCAAATTCTACTGCTAATCCCCTAAGTTCTTCTGCTATCGATTTAATATAACTGTAAGAATTTACATATTGTCCTGGTTTAATTCTTGAAGAAGAACATATATTAATATAATCAACAAGAATCATGTCTGGTTTAAAATTTCTCTTGAGATTTAGTTCATTCAATAATGCTCTAAAATGATTTGTACTGGCCGCAGCTGTAGGATATTCCTTGATAATCAATCTACCTTTAACTGTATTCTTAAGATCTTCCATTTTCTTTTCATACATACTTTTAGGTAAACTTATTAGATCATCTAATTTAATATTCAATAAATTTGCATCTATTCTTTCTGCGATTCGTTCTTCTGACATTTCTAATGTAATGTACAAAACATTATTTCCCTGTGATATTGCACCTGCACTAACATGACACATAAACAATGATTTACCAACACCTGTTCCCGCGAGAGCAATATTTAATGTTTTAGAAGATAGTCCGCCGTGTGTTATTTTATTGAAGAAGTCGAGGTCAAATGGGATTTTCTTTTCAACTCTATGATAAAATTCGTAACGATCATCAGAGTCCAAAAGGTAATCGTGACCCACATGAGGATCAAAGCTAACAGAAAGAGCATCGGTAAGCAACTCAGGAATAGCACCCTTGTCATCGTTAGATTTTTCGGGCTCATCCAATATTTTAATTGAGTGAACA